GATAGTTTCAGTGATCCTGTGTGGTGGATCTCTCGTTTACGCTATTACTTCAGATGATCCTAATAGGTTCGCCATTTGTCTGGCTACTGTTTTATTAATGTATGCAGTTACACCAGATGCATTTAAAAATGTATTGGATGGCATTAAAGCTAAGTTTATGGAGATTCTAGGAGTCGTTCCTCAATCGGGATTGATTGAAAGTGTTGCTGGTGTTTTAAGTATATCTTTACTAGGACTTTTTGGATCTAATACTGCTATACCTACACACTGGTATCCCTTAATAGCCAATTTTGACAGAGTTAAGGCATCCGTATTATCTATCTTTAATTTGTTTTTAGAGCTTATACGAGATATTATTAAAGGTTCTGGATTGATTTCTTTTATTCCAGAGGAATGGCGATACTCTTTCATTAACAACGAAGAAGTTTCTAAATTCGCCATTAAATTAGATGATATAAGTGAGTTGATACGAACCAAGCAATTTCATATGAACCATTCAAATTTTGCATTAATTAAGAAATTAATTTTACAAGCAAGAGAAATTATACAGCATCTCCCAATGCAAACAAAAAGTGGGGGTGCTGGTATGATTATGAATCAGTGTCATAGACAATTGCTAGATTTGAAGAAGAAATTCCTTCAGGCTAATTTTGAATTTGACGGTAGGAGAGTTGAACCAGTATCTATTATGCTTCAAGGTCCTCCAGGTAATGGAAAGACTGAGGCCACTGATCATATTGTAGCGGCTCTTATTAAAGAGCTTTGCTCTCAAGCTGAAGTAGATTCCTATATTGAATGTGCTAGTGATTATGTGTATACTGTTCCAGCCGAAAATGATTTTTGGGATGGATATAAAAGCCAGCTTGTTTGTCTATTTAATGACTTTATGCAAGTTGTAGATAACGGCAATCCTGGTGAACTTACCAAATTCATGAGAGCAAAAGACACTACTCCATATATTCTTAATGCGGCGCATTTAGAAGATAAAGGGAATATGATTTTTGCTTCTCCTATTATATTATTAACGACTAATCAATCTCAATTTACTCACACGCCATCTATCACAGATGTTAATGCTCTTTATAGGAGAGTGGACTTCTGTTACGTGGCAGTTATTAAAGAAAAATATTCAGTTCCTTGTAGTAGTTCAGTTTGGACTAGGAAAATAGATAAAGAGTTGTTACCCAAAGGAAAAGATGGAGTTTCTTCTCTGCATCCTAGTATGATGGAATTTTATCCAAAGGACTTATTTACAGGCAAGCTCGAAGCTAAGATTTCCTTTAATGAATTGGTAACTATAGCAGCTGAGCGAAAAAGACTTACGGAAAAGTTTTTCGCTCAGAAAACTAGTGAACTTATAGAGACTATAAGACCCGCTACGCACTCTTATGTGAAAGAAAAATCTGAAGATCCCAATTATGACATCTTGATGGAAGAGACAGATGTTGAATGTCAAAGCGGCTTTGACTTTTCGAAGTATAGGACTCTAGAGAATTACACTAAACCGCAGAAATTCGTAAATGCTTGCTTGTTTTATAAGACACATTGGACATTTTCT